GACATATCTTCAACCTTTTCCTCTTTGGCAGATTTAGCATCCTGAGTAGGTTCAATATATTTATTAGCTTCGGTAATAGCTTTAATAGCCATAGCGTCCCCTGCAGCAGTTTTCTGTGCAAACTGTCGTTGGGCTATTTGTGCCAACATCTCTCCGGGAGACACGCCTGCAACTTCTTCAAAAGCTTCCTTGGTCAATTTCAATTTATTTTTAGAACCAAGTGGGCGACCATTTGGATTACCAGACTCCCCCGGCTTCCATGCATATTTCTTTAAGTGCCCTGCCGGATCAATTTTCTTTGGCATAAATTCTCCCTAATAATTATATGACGTACCACCAGAACCTTGACTATTTAAAATCTGATTAAACAAGTCCTCATGTTGCTCCATAATTTCTTCATCGACCTTAAGCATTTCGTCCATCTGCTCTCGTAGTTTCTCTACTTCTCTCTCTAATTTATCAACCTTGTCGTCAATAACTGCCTGAGTCGTTGATAGTGAAAATGTCTGTGTCATTGTCCAACCACCCAAAGCCATGAGCAGTCCGAGTAGTAACATTACAATTTGATCCTTCATGGCTCCTCCCCGAATAATCTTTTATATTCTGAATCTTGTGTGAAGTCAATTCCAACAGCCACACCATCTTCTAATTTTTCAAGACTTTCTCCCAATTCTGTTTTAAGGACTTCCGCTATAAATTCTTCAGAGTCATCTGCAACCCAAGCTTGAGTGGGGAACTTATCTCGTAATTTACACGCTGCTATTACTTTCTTGTATTGCTTACTATTAAAGTCCGTCATTAGAATCTAATGCCTCTGTAAGGACTTCTTCTATAGGTTCTTCAGAATTATTTTCGATATAAGGTTCATCAGTTGCAGGATCTATACCCTTGCCGAAAAATATTTCAGTTAATGTTGGTAATTTTTGAAGGCTTGTTAATGTTGTCATTTTCGTACCGCCCAGTCTTCTTTAAAAGAATCTCTCCATTTTTCCCATTCTGATCTAGTATCTACACCAATAACTTCTTGTCCAATCTCAGTTGCAGCTTCTGGATAAACCACCTCTGGAATTATTGGTCTTTTAATGTGTCCTCTACCACCTCTGCTTCCTCTTCGAGGTCCACCATCTGGCGATGTTTCCCATATTGAAATAGGAGGTCCTCCCGGATGGATTGGAAATCTAGGCGTAGGATCAACTTCGATCGGATAGACAGGACCGGGCAGCCCCGGATCATGATAATAATGACCTTCATTTCTCGGTATTCCTCTGCCAGCAAATCGCATTGGTCCTTCCATTGCAGCGGAATTTACATTTGGAGTTAACATATCGCCAATCCCACTTAAAGGTTTTGATTCTCCAAGAGCCAGACCTGTGCCATAAGCGGCTAAAGGAAGCCAGCTCGGTATAACACGAGCAGCTGGACTTTGTGGCTCTGTCTGATAGAGTGGTCCTAAATCATCAGAGCCAAGGACTGATCGTGCTTCTTGTAGTATTTTTTCATTTCTTTCTTGTTGTGCTAACCACCCTTCTTCCCAACCAGTACTGTAGTCTCCTTGCGCCATTTGTTTCTCTCCAAAATAAATTATCTCGCATCTTTAAGTACTACTTAATGTTTTACGAAAATAAAAATAAAAAAGTATCTTTAATTAATCATACAAGCTGTAACGAATCTTTCGATTCCGTTGCTTTCCCTATATGTTTCTAGGGCATTCAACGGAATACACTAGTGGGCATGTGGAGATATATTAAAAATCTCTATGAGCTTGTACAATTAATTAAAGATACTATGATGTGTCTATGATGTGTCCTAGAGTTCTCAAGCCTCTCAGCCAAGATGTTGCCTTCGAGGTTCGATAAACCGACTTTACTTAAGCAGGGATATCTATAGTATCCGTCAACGAACCATGCTTGCCATCATGGGGAATGCCCTGCAACCAACTCAACGGCTATTCGTGATTACCAATGTTGAGCCAGAATAAATATTTTTTTTCTTTCCTTATAGGGGCTAGTCGAGATCTGGTGGGGTATAGTAACCCTAAAACCGCTGCCAAAACCTCTACAGACCCTACTACTAAAGGATTTTATATAAAATATTAACAGCCAAGTTTTTACTTTTACCCCACCTAGAGCCTATTCGTGGTTCCGTTCCCCCTATCGCATGTGGGTTATAATATATACAGATACCCGAATCTAAAATGGACACCCCCTAAACGCCTCAAGCACCGCAATGGCACATCGTGCCATACATATGGTTTCTATTGTTGGTACATTTGCTCGCTCCCAATGAATTTAAAAGGCGAAATTCAAAGGTCGCTCGCCTGTAGGTTGGGTGTTTCCGTGGTACTAACAGAATCCAGCAGTGTACGTAAGTATCACTTCACGCTTCGTCATTGCCTTCTCAACGTTTCCCTTCTGGAAACGCAGAGGATATTAATTGTGGCACAATCTCGTTCCACAATAACCGATGAGTCACACTCATCATTCTTAAGGAGTTCACTATGAACATCGAGAATAAGAAGTTAGCGATTTCCATTCTAAGCAAGTTTGTGTGTGGAATGGAATCAAGCCAAACATTTTCACCAAAGAAATACTCTAAAGCAAATCGTGCTTTAAAGGAAACTTTGAATGCATCTAAGAAATGGAACTGTAAAGTTCTTACTGCTGATGATGCCAAGAAAATGGGTGCTGGATATCTTGCTGGTGACTTTCTAGCAAGTAATACAGTTCCAATTAGTTGTACACGTAAATATTGGACAGGAACGTCTAAACGTCCACATTTTATACGTACAACTCAAGTAGCCAAAGGCGTACTTGATATTCATCTTAGAAAAGATGACATAAAAACTGCTCATAAGTCCAAGTTAGTAATGGCAATTGAGCAGTAAAGTATAAGTCAAGACCATTCTTATGAGTGGTCTTTATCGTATACTTTTGGTTGCCTTTCCGGCAACTCAGAAGTTATCTCCTGATAGTTCTTGGAGTCGCTATCAGTGAGTATTTTAATAAGACTTCGTAGGAGTATAGTTATGTTAAACTATAATTCTGTTACAATCCTAGGTCAACTAGGGAAAGACGCTAAGATGAAAGAGTTTAAATCTAAAGCAGGTTCTAACTATAGAGTCTTACGTTTCAACGTTTGTGCTAACCACACAACATACACTTCCTCTGGTGATAAGCGAGAAACTGCTGAATGGTTTCACGTAGTTCAATCATTCAACGCTGACACCAAAGGCAAGTATCCTGCTCAACTAGATTATCTTCACGAAAATCTATTAAGCGGTGTGCCTGTACACGTTACTGGACGTTTACAGACACGTGAGTTTAAAGGCGAAAATGGTACTGAAAGTATCACTGAAGTCTTGACAAACGGTAAAGGCAGTATCTCTGTCCTTGCACCCAGTGGTTCATCTAGTGGTATTGAAATTCAACGTGGAGGTGACTCTAGCGGTGGAAAAGAAATATCACGTGATGACAAGGAATCAACTAAATCCGATAACGATTTGGAAGATGACGAGCCGTTTTAAGCGGTTAGAGTAAGAGTAGGTGCTATTCAGTCAGGTGAGTAGCACTTATCGTTTACTTTAGTTGATTAAACCTAAGTAGGTCTCAAATCTCACAACAAGTGAAGATATAACTAAGTAAACTTATGGGGCTATGTAACTCTGAATAAGAGTTCATTTTGACTAAGTGCATAGATGACCTCACAATCTCGTGAGGTCTGTTCCCCAATAAGAATAAATCATAGGAGGATTTATGACTATTAAAACATTCTCACCTAATAAAGAATTACACAAATTAGGTTTAAAAGGTATTTTCGCATTGGAAGAAACACGTCCATATGACGGTAAATACAAAATCATAATTGCTGGTTCAAGGTCATTAACCAATTATGATGAGATAAAACCTATCATTGACTTTTACCTAAGTAAAAGAATAAATGATAAAAACCTTGTCATAATGTCAGGTATGGCAAAAGGTATTGACGAAATAGGACATCGTTATGCCAAAGAGCACAATATTCCTGTCGAAGAATTTCCTGCTATCTGGAAAGTAAAAGGTAAATTCGACAGAAGTGCTGGTTTTAAACGCAATGGATATATGGCTAAAAGGTCTGACGCACTATTAGCAATATGGAATGGTCACTCTAGTGGGACTGGACATATGATAGAAGTTGCAAAAAAGTACGAATTAGATGTAAGAGTCAAAAACTTACATCATCGTATAGAAACTGAACAAGAATTGGAAAATTGTTGGGCAGTTAAACGAAGAAAACAATAGAATTCTAAAAAGAATACAATAATCTTAAATGGTATTCTTTTTATTGTTTTAACCCCATAAACAGGAGTAGGTAATAAGGGTGATCCTATTTCAATCCTGTTGCTCCTACAGGCGTCCGAGTATACGATAATACTACATTAGAAAGATGTTAGATTAATTCTCTCCTATGGAATTATGGCTTATCTTTCTCTCTACGTGCTGAGTATCACGTTAAAGTGCTCATTAATTATGAGAGAAGTTCCGACTAAAACTACCACACGGTATAGTATATAACTAATAGCGATTAATATATGTATACAATATATTAATCCACAATGCTCTCTTAAACAGCGTGAATGTACATAGTTTAAGATATAGAGAAACGATTGACCGGGTTTGAAACCTAAGTATACTAAATAAAGCGTAGTCTTCTCTCACCAAAGTCAGAACTATACTAGATGTCGTATACGGGTATAGTTTGACGAGCAAGGTGGAATTAATAATACTAGTAAGCCTTGCGACTGTTGCTATTTACACTTGTGGGCGACAGAATAAACTGCTCATTTAATATGACTGTCCTGAGTATGACTCCAGTAGATATATAAACTGGAAACAACAATATAACGGTTACTATATTGCTTTACGAGATACTAACCAATGCATAATAAGAATGCTATTTAAATGTATCAATAGCGTGAAATCAAGTGGAGTAATGCTAACGATTTTCTAAATAGTCGTAGTTATGTGATGTAAAGAAATAGTAATGAGAAGTGAAAGCACAGTTTGCAGTCTGAGAACAAAAGGAAACACTTGGAAGAATACGGCATAGATACCTTATCGGTTAGGTAAGGTTTAACAATCTACTATGAATCAACCGAAAAAACTGCACCTAATTTAATGAGGAGGAAATAAAATGAAACCAGATTATCAAGAATACCTTGAACCTATTGAAGAATTACACAAATATAATGCTGAACAAATCAAGAGAAAACTTGGAATGTCCAATGATGAACTAGACAAGATAATAAGATTAATACCATACGCAAACGAAAGACAAACATTAATCATTGAAGGACAAATACAAATACATAAGAAACTAAAGAAATTTGATGACATAAAATAAGATGAAGTCGGTAAAAAATAACTCCGAGTGCGTGCAACTTATAATGTATCAAGATTTGAAAGCGTCTGAAGAGGACTGAAGAGGCATACTGTATATATGTGATTAAAGCCAAGAATAAAACCGCTTGTTAAATGTTACCGGATATCACATAAAAACGAATAGCCAAACATATCCAAACAGTTAGTCTTTCAACAACCTGAGTATTTATTCGAGATACAATTAGTATCGGAAATAATAATATATATTCAAGAATGTGCAAATGCCTCTAGGAGTTTATCTCTAGAAGGAAATGGTCGTCTTATATATAGAGTTGTTAAACTGCTCAATTTATAATAACTAAATAGGAGTTAGAAATGATAGTAAATATCAGAGATATAAAAAGAACTGACTTTAACCTAGCATGGCAACACCCTGAAACTATAGCAAGATTTAATAAAGTTATAGATAAAAAGTACGATTTAGGCTCTGCTGAAATGCTATATAAACTCAGTAGATTATCATACAAAAGACAATTTTGGGATTTCTGTTGCAGAAATCATCTAAAAATTGTTGTTGATGATATAAATAGTGAGCAAGAAAGGTACAAAAACTGGCTTGAAAATCAGCCAACTAGTGAACCAATAGAAGAACCAGAAACATACGGTGACGCTACAATGCGACATAGTTCGTAAGGAGTAATAAAATGATAGAATCTTTAACTATAAATCAGTTACTAATTGTATTTATTGCAACACACGTTACCTTATCCATTTTATTCTTCGGAATAATGATAATGGTAATGAGCAAATACTATTTCTTTAGAAATAGAAGGAGATCAACATGGCGATAATACCATCAGGTAAAAACACTGTTGCTTTAACTGGAGCAGATATGTTTTGCTATTTTATTTCACACTTTAATATGTCAAGTAAAGATGCAATAACAGAAATGAGAGCAAACAACCAAGACCTAACTTGGTTTGACTCTATGAATGAGAAACAAAAAGATTATGTAATGTCTAAAAGGTTTCTTGAAGAATATAATAAACTAAGTGAGGTAATATAAATGGGACTAGATATGTGGGCAATGAAATTAAAAGATACAGATGAACAAGAGGGTGAACAAATAGCAGACTGGAGGAAACATAACAGACTGCACGGATGGTTCACCGAACTATGGGTAGACAAAGGCTGTCCATATGACGGTGAGGGTGACCCTGATGCATTTAATTGTGTACCATTAACATTAACTAAAGAAGATTTAGAACAATTAAAGGCAGATATATTATCTAGAACCCTACCAGAAACATCAGGGTTCTTCTTTGGTCATGATAGTTACGATTGGCACGAAGAAGAAATAGATGAAGCAACAAGATATGATTTAGAATTCGTTGAAAAAGGATTAAAAGCCATAGACGATGGATACACTGTCATATATAACTCATGGTGGTAACAGACATCATACAGATAATAGCACTACTCTCAATGGGTAGTGTTATTATTTTATTCTACTATGTAATAAATAAGGAAATTAGAAATGACTAATAAGGATAAAGAAACTATATACAAGAAATATGGATATGATAAAGACAAAATTCCATTCCCCGGAATGATGATAGGCAAAGAAGATGAAACAGTAAAAAACCCATACACAGAAGTAGAAGTAAAACTAAATCCTGTAGAGGTAGCAATATATGATTGCCTAATGGGTTCATACCATGCACATCTAGCAGCAGGAAACGCTGGACAAACAGAAGTTGCAAAGGGCTTATACAAAGATTTCTATAAAGGCAAAGATTGGTTTATAGAAAACAATGTAGAGGCATATTTTAAATTAATAGACTAGAGAGGTAAAAATGGATTTTAACTCAGAAGATTCAAACATTGTAACAGTACATAAATATATAAGAAATGCTAGTATGACTGAAATCAGAGAACTAGTAGAATTAATAAAAACTAGAAAAGAAACACTAAGTCAACACAAAATGAAAGAACTCAGTGTAGGTGACAAAGTTTCATTTAATAATAAAGGAAAAATAATAAGTGGAACAATTAGAAAGAAGAATATTAAAAGAGTTGTGATCGACACTCCAGAAGGAGGTTGGAATGTTCCTGTTAATGTTCTTGAAGAAAGTATATAAAATAATATTAACATCATTATTCCTTGTTTCTTGTACACAATTTCCAATAGATGCACAACAAGGAAAGATGAACCAAATAAATTGTGAACCTGCAGAATCTAACGGTTGTGCAGGTTGGTTACCAAAGGAATAAAAATGAAATTAAATCAAGAGAATATACAAAGAATAAATACATATTTAAAGGATTTACTAAAAGAATGTAATAAGGGTAAATCAACAGTAGAACTTGCAACATCTCTAACAAATGCAATAACAGAAATGAAAGAAGAAGATGAAGCAATAAAAGATATGAAAAAATATGAATATCAATGTGAAATAGAATTGTATCCATTAGTTCAATATATAGAGGCTAACAGTGCTGAAGAGGCAATAGAAGAAATGGAAAGACAAATAGAAGATACTGCATTTATGCAAGATTTAGATGGACGTGACTTTCATTGTGAAACAGCAAGACAAGTCAAAATGACTAAAGAATATAAGGAATATGTTGATAAACATAAAATTAAATTAAAAACTACAAAATCTGGAGACATAATATGATTTTATATATTAAAAGTAAAGATGAATTTGACCTATGGGATTTACTACATCTAAACTATGACGCAATTAAAATGGATTGGATAGACATAAAACTACCACAGGAAAATGATGAAAAAGAAGAACATAAAACAAGTGTATTAAAAGTTGAAATTAAAACAGAAGAAACAGATGATAAATACACTAAAAGTAAGAAATATAAAAAGATTTTTGATACATTAAATTTAGCAGTTAAACTAGGAAAGGTGCAATAATGGGAAGATATTACGAGGGTGACATAGACGGAAAATTTTGGTTTGGAATACAATGTAGTGATGATGGTGAATTCTTCGGTGCACAAGAACAAGAAAGTAACTGGATAGATTATTGTGTAGAAAGAGATGATTTTAAAGAAATAGATGGAATTAATAAATGTAAAAAGGAATTAACATTTAGACACAATGGAAAAACCAAAAGATGGTGGGTATTACACGATGATTGGCAAAAAATGATTAATAAACACTATAAAGACAATGAAGATAATCCAGAAAATAGATATAAATATAAATCATTCGCACAATGGTTAAAAGACGAACATCAAATAGGAAATGGTGAAAAATCATTCACAGACTCTTTAGATGGTGAATTCAAACACGTATGGGAATGGTTAGCAAGATTAGATATGGGTAGAAAAATGCAAAAATTCTTTAAAGATAATCCAGATGAAGATTACCTAACCTTCCAAGCAGAATGTTAAGAGTAAGGTGTGCTGTTATTTTTCCAAATATTTATAATAACAATGATAATAATAATTGTTATACAAATAAGGAACTTCTAAATGCAAAGCAAACTTGAAATAGCATTAGGTGTAGTTATATGGGACGTTGTTCAAGAACACATTGACAACGTTCCAGAAACTCAAAACCTAGACAATTTAACAAGAGAAAAATTAATAGGGGATAGTGTCAACGAAATGACATTAATACTATCCGAAAACTTAAGAGAAGAATGTAAAGATATGATAGACAATATTGAAAGAGAAAATTATTGGGGTACATATACATTAACCAAAGAAGATTTAGAATGGTCTTACTTAGAAGGACAAGGAAATTAAATATGGAATTTACAAATGTAATATATCCGACAGGAATGAAAACACATCCAAGTGAAGAACTCTGGATTGATGACGCAAGTGGAAAAACTTTTAAAGAACTGTTTCCAAGTATGTATAAAGAGGGTTGGGCATTTATTGGAATATATTGTGAAGAAGATGGAAAAACTTTTATAAATGATGAAGACGCTGAAAAATATCTAAAAGAAAAATATGGATTATTCAATCTTTATCATAGTTATGCTAAAGGTTATCATTTCTATTCTGAATGGCAAAGGGAGGCATATCCATGAGTACAGAAGATACTGAATGGAAATTATTAGAAAAAAGATTAAAACATCAAAAAGAATGGGAACAACAAAGAAAAAATAATGTTGAAAGTGAATGTCCTAAATGTGGTGAAGAACTAGATTGGGATGGTGGTTCAACAATGGAATGGGAAGATTGGTATTGTGCAAAATGCGATATCATTTACGAAGTAGATGTAGAATTAGTAAGATTTTGGGACACATTAAAGGAAAAAGGAACATGATAATATATGAAGTAACAAATAAATATAAAACAATCGAAGATTTATTATTCAGTAAATACTACCCTACAAAAGAACAAGCCTTAGATAATACTGCAAGTAATTTAGAATGCTATAAACTTGAACTGCATTCACTTGGCAGAGAAGATGTAGCACATATATTATCAATGGATCACGTAAGAATGGAACATATACAGGGTGGTTGGAATGAGGTTCACGATATTTCACATTTAACAAAATCAGAGGAATTAATAAAATGAAAAATTGGGAAAAAGATGCAACAAAGATATTCAAAGGTAAAACTATTAAAAGAATAAAATATATGACAAAAGAAGATGCAAAAAAATGGGATTGGAAACAAGCACCAATTATAGAATTCACTGATGGTCACGAAATAATGGCTAGTGCAGATGATGAGGGTAATGGTTGTGGTGCTTTCTTTACAACACACAGAGATATGTCAATAATTCCTCAAGGGGAATGGACATGACAGACTTTAATCAAGGTGGTATAGATTGGGATGAAAAAATAATACTAGCAGATAAACAAGATGAAGTACCAATTGAAAGAGATAAAGACGGAAATATATTAGCACCTAAAGGCTTAAAACATTATCATACACGTGTAACTGCAACAACTACTTTTATAGATACTTTTGCATATAGTAAAAAAGAAGCAGAAGAACTAGCAGAAAGTAGTTATTACGGTGGTGGTGGACAAGATGCATTAGAAAATGTAGACCCTGACTTTGATGCAGAATTACAAACTGATGACAGAGCAGAAGTACAAGCAGAATATATCGCTTGTTGGGATGAAGAAATAGTAGCAGAACCAAGAGGATAATATGAAAACTAAATGGACAATTACTGCTCCTTCTGATGATTATTCTTCCGAAGAAACTTTTGATGACTATGAAGATGCATACCAATATTGTATAGAACAAGAAATAATCTATTACCATAAAGCAATGGAATATCTAAGCGAACACGATTGGTCATTAAGAGAATCAACAGAGATTGCAGGTAATTTAGGATATTCAATCAAAAATATAAACAGTGAAATGTTAGCAACAATACATTTACAAGAACAATTAATAAATAGCATAAAGGAAATAGAAATTGAAAACTAAAAAAGGAAATTTATATAATTTGAAAAATACAAATAAACCCAAAAACATTAATAAAGAACTTAAAAAATATACAGTATGGGTAGGTGGCACAGAAATAACAGATTACTTTGTCACCTATTCAATAGCAAAAGAACTGTTAAAACAATATCAGGCTTTAAACTACAAAGATGTAGTAATACAGGAGGGTAGATAATGTCTAAACAATTATTATTAAAATCATACAAAAGAAAATACTATGATGTAGAAGTAGAACTAGATGTAACAGCAGTATGTACCAAAAGAATCTATGTAGATGAAATTGACCAATACAGAGGTGATATGAATAAAGAAATGCTAGAAAGTTACGGCATAGATAAAGATTATCAACACAAAGATGAATTTAATTCAACAAATCAAATGCTTGCAGAAGATTTAGCATTAGATGAAGTAGAAGAAGAAGACTGGATGGTCAATATGGAAGTACATAATATGGACGTAATAAAAGAACCAACTCAAGGCGAAGAACTTGAGGGTGAAAAGATATGGCAATGTGTTTATTGCAAAGGTCATTTCACTGGTTTTGGTAATAATCCAGAAACATACGGAAAAATGAAATTTAGTCTTGACGCAGAATGTTGCGATGCTTGTAATACTAATATAGTAATACCAGAAAGACTAAAAGATATGATGCAACAAGAAACATAAAATGTTATTTATAGCATTCGTAGTAATCAGTGCTTGGTTAGTTGCAATAAGCATTAACATTCTAAAAGCAAAAAACATTAAAGGAAGAAGAAAAAAATAGGACAAGGAGCATCGTTTTCTTTAACGATGCTCTATCATTTTAGAACATCTCATTTAATAATAAGGGTATACTCTACTAGAATAATAAGGGTATACACAAAAAAATTCATAGGAGTGGTAGTATGGAAACTAACAAAATCAATCAACTAGCTGACATTTTAGAAAATAAAATAGCATCTAGACACAGTAACAACTCAAACGCTGCAATCATCTTTAGGGATGCACAATGTGTATACAATGACTTTCGCACTATAAAAATATTGAATATGACATTCAACTTTTTGATACAAAAATTTAAAATGGGCGAAGGATCGCTGAAATTAACTAACACAAGTACATATATAGGCACAATTGCACTAAATGTCTTAAACGCACGAGGATTCAATTCTACGGTAGCTAAGTCAATCATGATGGGGGACTTCATCTTAGACATTTTAATTGAAAATAGATACCTTGTGCTTCTCCGTGAGCCGTTTTTTAGAATAGAAGAGGTATTTGCACAAGGAAACAAGAGAAAAATAAATTACAATCCTTACAAACTAGAAATGGGTGAAAACTTTATAAAAATCTCAACAAACCCAAAAGAAAGAACTGGGATATCTCTACATAAATACAAAGAATGGAAAAATGGTCACCGTACAACCCAAGGAGTAAAAGAAAACCTAATAAAATCTAATGTTAAAACTGATAAAACATATGCAGATGCAATGTTTATGCAATCAATACATAAATTAGAAAATGTTAGATGGAAAATAAATCCAGACGTTGCAAGAATAAGCAACCAACTAAAAGATACTCTTATAGATACAAATATTGAATTAAAAAATGCTGATAATGAAAATATACAATTTAATACAATTGACATTAAACGTGAAAATATAAATAAACATTTAAAAAATATTAAACTTTATAGAGATAATGACATATTTGAACCCCACCTAGGCAACTCAAGCAGTGTACCAAAGCTTGAAAAAGAGATAGAAAACCTAAATGATAGGCTAGAAAAGCTGAAAAACGAACAAAAAATAGAAGAAACACGAAAAAAACTAGAAAAAATTAAAGAAAAATACAATATAGAGAACAGAAGATGGTCAGATAAACAATATTGCTTAAGAAAACAGTCCCAAGCAACAAGAAACAAGGCAATATTAGAAACAATTAGTGGAAATGAAACAGAACCCGGATGGCTTGGATATAGTTTTTATCAATCAATGTATTTAGATTACAGGGGAAGAATATATAATCGTGATCCATACTTTAGTTATCAATCAAACGATTTAGCTAGAGCACATTTTTTATTCCATGAAGAACAAGAAGTAGACCAAAAAGGTGCAGAATACACATTTATACATGCTGCAACATCATTTAATCAAACATATAAAATAGACGAACTTAAACATCAAGAATGGATAACTCTAGATTATGCTAAACCATTAAAAGCAGACGGTTTGGTTGATATATCAGTCGATAAAATGAGTGCAGAAGACAAACACAACTGGACAGTAGAACATATAGAAAAATTATTAGACATTGCTGAAAATCCTATTGGATATATAAATTATTGGCAACAAGCAGAAAAACCATGGGTATTCTTATCCCTCTGTTTTGAAATCGGTGGAATTGTTGGTAGTGCATTATCAGGTGAACCATATTATTCATCAATGCCAATCTCAATTGACGGAGTTAACAACGGTACGCAACATTTAGCAGCAATGTCTTTAGATGAAAGAGCTGGAAAACTAGTAGGACTTACACCTATGGAAATGCCAAAAGACTTTTATTTAGTAATGGGTAAAAAAATACTAGAACTAAATAAAGATACAGATATAGGCGACAAACTAAAACACATACCTATGAAACTTATAAGAAAAGGTATCAGCAAACGTGGTTCCATGACTAGAGCATATGATGCAGGTGCTAGAAAAATAGGCGAAATAATATATCAAGATTCTTATGATGCTGGTATTACATCTGCCTATAACATAACAAGGTCAGACTCAAGATCACTAGGCAAAGATTTAGTAGAAGCTTATGACTCTATATGTCATGGACCTGTAGAAATTAAGAAATATTTACAAGCACTGGTTGAACATAGATTGAAATCTATGCAACTTAAAGACATATCATGGGAAACACCAAGTGGCTTCCCTGTACTCACACAAAAATGGGTTGCACGAAAAAAGGTTTACAAAGGAACCATTCAAAAAAAACAAATAGCACATGTATATTTAGATGTAACTGATAAGCCTGCATTAGCAGAACATTTATCAGCAATTGGTGCTAACTGGGTGCATTCTTATGATGCAAGCCACATGTCTTTGGTTATTAATAAGTTGGGGTATGCGAGTTTTGGTGCGATTCATGACAGCTTCAGCGTTCACGCTTGTAATGTTGAAGAGCTTATATACACAACTAAAAGTGAATTTATAAAGATGTATGCTAAAGATATATTTGCGATTATGCGTGAAGAAATAATATACAATGACCAAATGTTTGATAAAGATATACCGACAGTAGGTAAGTTAATACTGGAAGATATATACGACTCAGACTTTTTCTTTTGTTAGGAGGTAATATGAAATATAAAGTATTGTTAGAAGATATAGAGCTTATGAAACACCTATCACCTTTAACATATGAAGAAGCAAAAAGATTATATGATGTTGTTGCAAGAGAAGAATCTAATAATAAAAATATAAATTTAGTTATCAAGGAAATTAATATGGAAACAAGCTTTAACAAAGACCTTGAACGAGGTCAAAAAATAGAAAAAGAAATATTAGTAGAAGTTAAAAAGAAATACGATGATGCTTATTTAGTTGATGGATACTGTAAAGAATGGGACATACATATACCCTCACACGACAAGGGAGTAGAAGTTAAATATGATCCTATGTCCCAAAAGACTGGCAACCTTGTAGTTGAAATAGAATACAATGGAAAACCTTCCGCCCTCTCAACTACTAAAGCATATCGCTGGGTATTTCATACAGGAAAAGAAGTGATAGTAACAACACCAGGAATTCTAAATAAAATAATAGAAGACAATAAACTGTATCCTGCAAAGTTTCGTGGACCGGGAGATCCATACTACAAGAAAGCTTATCTTATAAAGAAACATTTGATAGCAGATACAGCATTACAAGTAAGGAGAGTACAATGACAAAGAAAAGACTTCCACCCTCACCACCTATGTCTCCTTTTGAATCAGATAAAGACGCTAAAATAAATCCTGACCATTATAAACAAGGTGAAATAGAAGTTATAGACTTTATCATAGACCAAAAAATGGATTATCTTACAGCAAATGTGCAAAAATATATTGCACGCTGGCGATTTAAAGACGGTTTATGTGATTTAAAGAAAGCTAGATGGTTCCTAGATAAACTGATAGAACAAGAAGAAAAGTTTTGACTAGCCCCTTAAAGGAAAAGAAAAAAACTTTTCATAAAAATAATAAGCTGCCACTGTGGTAGTAACTCAGCTTAAACATAACGCCATACTTTCTCATACTACCACACCTCCTATGAGAAACGTATGGCATCTTTTTTTTAGAACAATAGAACTAAAGATGCCTTTCAGGCATCTCAGATGTTCATTAATAGAACAAAAAGACTTCAAATAAAAGTCTTTTTATGGCGATGGAAAACAATCCATCATTTTATAACAAGTAATAAGGAGAATCTAAATGATTCTAAACAACGTAAAAGTAAAATGGGCTAGAGTTGGCAACAATCCTGCTCAAAAGTATGCTTCTGAAGACACAGAGTGGACAATAGACTGCCATGTGACACCAGAACAATCTAAAGAATGGGTAGCCAAAGGGTTCGCACAGAAAGAACGCTTCGATCCCGAAGATGGCACACCTTTTGTTAAGATTAAACGTAATACACACTTCAATAAGAAGAACCCTATCACAGGTGCTATGGAAAAGATGGAAATATCCGCTCCATTCGTAAAAGATAAGTACGGTGATAATATGGGTGAAACAAATATAGGTAATGGTTCTGTCTGCAATGTACAATACATGGAAAGACCATGGGAGTACGCAGGCAAGACTGGAATCACTGCAACATTAGTTGGAGTACAAGTCATGGAACTTGTAGAATATGAAGGCACTGGTGGAGGAGATGAGTTTACTTATCTTGAAAAGCCAACTGCTGAATTAGAAGATACAGACGAAAACGTACCATTCTAAACCTAAATAGTCCTGAGTATGACTGGCAAAAACTGCTCACTTATAAGGAGTAAAGAATGGCATTAAGAAAATATCAAAAAGAAACTCTTAATAATATCATTCGGTCCCAAAGAAAAGGAAACAAAAACATATTACTACAAGCAGCTACTGGGTCAGGTAAAACTGTCATGGCATCTGCTTTTGTAAATCATTCAATAAAACAAAATAAAAATGTATTATTTCTAGCACATAGAAGAGAATTAATAACACAATGCTCAGAGAAACTAACGCTAGAAAACGTAAGACATGGAATCATTATGGCTGGAGAGCAATTTCAGTTCTGGCATAGCACACAAGTAGCTTCTATAGATACATTAAGATCACGTTCAATAACCAATAAGAGACAAGCTCTGCCAAAAGCAGACCTCATAATAATTGACGAGGCACATAGATGTTTAAGTAAAACTTACTTAAAGATTATTCAGATGTATAAGAATAGTCAAGTGCTAGGACTAACTGCAACCCCTATACGTTCCGATGGCAGAGGTCTTGGACATATCTTTTCAGATATGATACAAGCCCCATCTATTGGTGAGCTTATAAAGGAAGGACATTTAGTTAGTTGTGAGTATTATGCTCCAACTATTCCTGACCTTAATGGTATCCAAACATCTATGGGAGATTACAACTCTGTACAATTAGCAGATAGAATGGACAAACCAAAGCTAATAGGAGACATAGTATCTTCATGGAAAAAGATAGCAAACAATAGAAAGACTATTGTGTTTGCATCATCAGTAGCACACAGCAAAAACCTTGCAGAATCTTTTATAGATATTGGGGTAAAGGCTGCGCACATAGATGGAACAACAGATCATGCAGAAAGAGAAAGGGTATTAAAAGAATTCAACAATGGCGATATGAAAATAATTTGCAATTGTATGGTTTTGACTGAAGGATTTGACTGCCCCCCTGCAGAAGTATGTGTACTTGCAAGACCAACTAAATCGTTGGGCATGTATATACAAATGGTTGGCAGAGTTCTTAGACCTTATGAGGGTAAAGAATATGCAACTATAATAGACCACTCTGGTGCTGTATATATGCATGGATTTGTGGAAGATGATATTGAATGGATTCTTGATCCAAAGAAACCGATGACAATTAAAGAAAGAAAACTGGCAAAACCTAAAGAAGAAGCTCAAATAATATGTGAGGGTTGCTTCTCTATGTTTTCTGGCTCAAATATATGCAGCAAATGTGGGCATATACAATTAAAGAAATCAAAGTATGTAGCTGTACTTGATAAAGAACTTGGCTTTGTTAATAAACAAACCAAGACTGTCAAGAAAAAACTAACCTATGCTCCAGAGTTTAGAAAGGAATTTTATAGTATGCTATTAGGATACTGTAAGATACACAACTATAAACCGGGATGGGCTTATCATACTTATAAATTAAGATTTAATGATTATCCGAACTATCAAAATGTTCAAGCAATAAAACCAAGTAGTGAGTGTGCAAGCTATATAAAACACTTACAAATAAAGAAAGCAAAAAGTAAATATAATAAATAAGGAATAACTATGAATAATAAATTAGATGTAACTGGAAAATGGTATGGTGTCTTAACCACTTTAGGAATAGACAGACAATACCTACAAAATAAACATGGTCCTTGTCCAATATGCATGGAAGGGACAGACAGATTTAGATTTGATGACAAAGAAGGTAGAGGAACCTACTTTTGTAATACTTGCGGTGCTGGTGACGGCTTCGAATTATTACAGAAAGTACATGGCTGGAGCTTTACGGATTGTTTAGATGCTATAAGACCTATTATAGATCACACAACATTCCAACCTGCCAAACCAAAGAAAGATCCTGTACCTGCATTACGTAAAGTAGCCAAGATGTCACAAGCAATCAGACCTAATAGTGATATAGATACTTATCTAACATTACGTGGAATAGACAATTATCCTGATACTCTTAAGGAGGCTATGTTATATAGCTGGGAACACGGAACAAAGATAGGACCATTTCCCTCTATGCTTGGATTAATTCAAGATGCTAGAGGAGTTGGTGTATCATGGCATATAACCTATACGCTTAAAGGAAGAAAACTTAAAGGCTGCACATCAAGAAAGATAATGCCACCAAAAGGAACAATCACTGGTGCTGCAATTAGACTTCATGAACATGAGGGAACTATTTGTTTAGCTGAAGGCATAGAAACAGCATTAGCTGCAAGTGTAATCTCTAAACTACCTGCCTTTTCTGTAATGAATGCACATTGCATGGCAACTTTTGAACCACCTGAAGATATAGAATGTGTTAAGATATATGCTGACAACGATAAATCCTATGTTGGTCAGAAGTCTGCTTATCAATTAGCTGAGAGGTTGGCTGCCAAAGCAATAGATGTAGAGGTATTGATATCACCAACTCCCGGAGAGGATTGGTTAGATGAATTTAATAAACTTAAACTAAAGGAATTATTCAATGAAGATAATTAAAAATGAAGACCTACCACAAGGGTCACAAGAATGGCTAGATGTAAGAAGCAAATGTGGAATGGCATCAGAAGTTGGTGCTCTATTAGGAGGCTCTAAGTGGGAGCCAAAAACTCCATTAGCATTATGGAAAGTAAAGAATGGTGAAACAATAATAGAAACAAGCTTCGCTATGGAACACGGAAACAAATACGAAGATGAAGCTAGAAATATGTTTGAAGATGATATGGGTGCTAAATATTCTCCTGTTGTTGTCATCGAAGACTTTGATGGAGTGCCAATCGGTGCTTCATTAGATGGATATAGAAAAGAAGACAACACTATACTGGAGATTAAATGTCCACTTAAAGGGACTGCTTCTGAGTTATGGAAAGAAGTTGTAGAAACTTCGTTGCTGCCTGAACAATACTGGCTGCAATGTCAACAACAATTACTAGTATGTAATGCACAGAAGTTATACTTTTGGGTATATGATGTAAAGAATACATCAGGATTACTTCAGGTTGTTAAACCACATCTGAAAACACAAGCAAAGATTGTTAATGCTTGGACAAAATACTATTCAACTGACAAACCAGAACCACTGCCAGAAGATTTAATAGAAACAAATGATTCTCAATGGTTAATAAAAGCCAGAGAGTGGAGAGAAATTTATAATACTCTTCAAGAAGTCAAAGCAACAGAAGAAGAAATCAGAAAAGAATTAATTGAACTTTCAAAGGGACAATCATTCATTGGTGGCGGAGTGCAATTAAAGCACGGAACTTCTAAAGGTAGAGTAAACTATAAAAATATTCCAGAATTAGCTGGTGTAGATCTTGAAGCATATAGAGGTGAAGATATAACTAAACACTATCTTAAGATGATATGAACAATGAAATCTGTCTAACTTATAATATCAATCCTATTCCTGCCTCTCGCCCACGGGTGACGAGGTGGGGAACTTACTATGGAAAAAGATATAATAAATTCAAAGAGGAAATGAAAGAAAAAACCTCACATGAAGACAGACAGAACCTAATGAACACTGTAATATGGCTTGACAGGCTCATATTTGCCGATATGACGTTCTTTATACCTATGGCAAGGTCATGGTCCAAGAAAAAGAAATCGTTGAAAAATGGACAATTCTGTGACAATAATGCTGATCTCGATAATTATGAGAAAGCAATACTAGATTCTCTAAATGGTATATATTTTAAAGATGATAGACAAATAGTATCCCAAAAGTCTCAGAAAATCTGGGCTGAAACAGGAAAAATAAAAATAATTTTAAGGGAGATAGAATGATAGTAGACAATTTATATATAGCTTTATGGGCTTTATTAGCCACAGGAATATATTATTCCTATAAACAATATGGAAAAAGACAATACGCTGAGGGTATGACAGATGCAATATGTATGCATAACTCAGGTGAATTAAAATACAAAATAACTGTTGACAATAATGGCAACGAGGATATTGAAATAAAAATTAATGGAGGATAAATGAAAAAAAAACATCCTATCATTAATAAACTTAAGTACTCTGTAAGACATAATAAAATATGGAGTACTAAAATTTTCAAGGATAAGAAAAAACAATTAAAAAAAGAAGGAATTAAATATGAATAAATTACCAAACGATTACCAAAATTTCATAGCACTTAGTCGCTATGCTAGATGGTTACCAGAAAAGAAACGAAGAGAAACATGGGAAGAAACTGTAGCTAGGTACTTTGACTTTATGGCAGAGCACCTTAAAGAAAATACAGATTACGAATTAGATACCACAACTAGAAGAAGACTTGAACATGCAGTCCTTACATTACAAATAATGCCAAGCATGAGGGCGTTAATGACAGCTGGTCCAGCTCTTGCCAAAAACAATATAGCAGGATACAACTGTGCATATCTAAGTGTGGATCATCCAAAAGCATTCGATGAATGTTTATATATTCTTATGCATGGCACTGGTGTAGGCTTTAGTGTTGAACGTCAACACATTAACAAACTACCAGAAATACCAGAAGAAATACTGGATGTTGACGATGTAATTGTAGTACAAGATTCTAAAGAAGGCTGGCAATCAGCTTTTAGAAAGCTCATTACATATCTATATGATGGCGAGAGTCCTAATTGGGACTTCTCTAGAATAAGAAAGAAAGGTTCAAGACTAAAAACTTTTGGTGGTAGAGCCAGTGGACCAGAACCATTAGTAGATTTGTTTCATTTTGCTACTAACATCTTTAAAGATGCTGTAGGCAGGAGACTAACAAGTTATGAATGTCACCGCATGATGTGTAAAGTAGCAGAGGTTGTTGTTGTCGGTGGTGTTAGACGTAGTGCATTGATTTCACTAAGTAATTTGACAGATGAACGCATGAGAAGTGCTAAATCTGGTCAGTGGTGGAGTGATACACCCGAGATGGCACTCAGTAATAACAGTGTATGCTATACAGAAAAACCAGATATGAGTATCTTTATGAAAGAATGGACTGCACTTTATGAGTCTAAGTCTGGTGAACGTGGCATCTTTAATAGACAAGCTGCGATACAACAAGTTAAATCTATAGGCAGACGTGATCCTGAACATCATTTTGGATGCAACCCTTGCAGCGAAATCATTTTAAGGGATGGTCAGTTCTGTAATCTTACTGAAGTTGTAGTCAGAGCTGAAGATACACAGAAAGAAATAATGCACAAGGTAAAGATGGCTACAATACTTGGTACATTCCAAGCATCTCTTACCAATATTAGAAGATTAAGACCCAAGTGGGTTAAGAATACAGAAGAAGAGGCACTATTAGGCGTGTCCCTAACTGGCATCATGGATAATTCATTCATGAATGGCACTAAAGATAGAGGATACTATGGAAAGAAAGACTTACCCGACTTCCTTATAGACCTTAAAAAGAAATCTGTTGAAACAAATAAAGGCTGGTCAGAGAAACTTGGAATCAGTCAGGCTACTGCAACCACTGCTATTAAACCTAGTGGTACAGTTAGTCAACTAGTAGACTCAGCGTCTGGTATCCACACCAGACACAATGACTACTACTTCCGTAGGGTTAGAGCAGATTCAAAAGATCCAATTGCTCAGCTTATGGAAGACCAAGGTATACCATGTGAAGATGACGTAATGAAACCAAACAGCGTCAAAGTCTTTACATTTCCTATGAAAGCACCCAAAGATGCGGTGCTAAGGAATGATAGAAATGCTATCGAACAACTTGAATTGTGGCTCACATATCAAAGGTATTACTGCGAACATAAACCTAGTGTTACTGTCTCCGTCAAAGAACATGAATGGATGGAGGTAGGTGCGTGGGTATACAAACACTTCGATGAGGTATCAGGTGTAAGTTTCCTACCGCATTCAGACCACTCGTACCAACAAGCTCCTTATGAAGATTGTACTAAAGCAGATTACTTAGCATTAGTTAAGAAGATGCCTAAGTCAGTTAACTGGGACTTAATAAGTAAGTATGAACTGGAAGATACAACAGTAGGTAATAAATCACTAGCCTGTACGGGCAGTGTATGCGAGTTAGTTGACCTAGTGGAAGAGGATAACGACCAAGAATGAGAGTAAGCTTAATGCGTAAACTCTGGAAAGGAGACGACATGTCCAATGTACTTAAAATCAGGTGTACAATTTGTGGTGAAGTAAAAGATGAAGATGAATTTCACAATAAAGCAAATTCTAAACTTGGTAGAGACAGAAGATGTTCCGCCTGCAAAAAAGAGATGCGACCTGCCGTACATTTAAAACATGAGTATGGCATGACACTTGAAGAGTATAATGAACTACTGAAAAAACAAGGTGGGACATGTGCAAATGAAGCTTGCAACTATGGACTGGATGACGATCATAAACTTTTTGTTGACCACTGTCATGAAACAAACAAAGTAAGAGGTTTGTTATGTCTTTGGTGTAATTCAGCAGAAGGTTATTTGAAAGGAAGCCCTGAAGTAGCTCAAGGTCTTATAAACTACATGAAGAAACACAACATTAAAACAAAATGAAAGGAGTATATATGTTAGAAAAAATAAAGAATGCTGCTGACGCTGCGATAGATGTCGGCATCAAACTAATTAGTTTGAGTATCGTGCTTCAAATTATTTTCGGTAACAAAGTGGCGTTCCTAACTGGGGACGTTATTAGCTCTATACTGAATATAGTTTGGACGCTTGGTAACGCAGGCTTGGCAGGCTTAATTGCAGCTGGTATTATCTGGAAACTACTAGATAAAGATATAACAAATGAACTATCTAAGTAGGAGATATACATGGAACAATTAACAGACCTAGCAAAAAAAGTGTTAGAAAATAAATCATTAACTATCTTTTTAGGTATTGTCGTACTGGCATTACTCTTTGGATGGATTGGTGGTGGAGCATAAAGCTCGTAAAGAAAAACACAAAGAACCCGGTGGTCTTATCAAGAAAGATAAGACTGCCGAACTTTACAGAAAATTAAATAAAAAATCCAGACCGCTTTGGAGAAACGACTGGAGAAAATAAAAGGAAATTATAATGACTGAAGAACAGCATAACAAAGCATACTCATTAGTCGATATGACTAATACTTGTATACACGTACTAGAGCAAGACTCTGTTTCAGATGAAATAAAAGTTGCAGCAGAAGATGCTCTACGTAGTTTAATTAAAAGCATGGCTATCTTAGGATACAACATGGTATCAGGAGACTCACATGCAAACCATGGTTAAAGCAACCTTTACTATCATAGATGATGACTCAAAGGCAAAGAGAACAGAAGTTATTGAAATGGTATATCCAATGGATGAGAATAGAAATTTTTTAAAAGCATTAATTGATTACCTTGAAGACGATGAAAACGAAGAGACTGCTAAATCAACCATACTAACAGGACATTAACATGGCAAAGAAAGAAAAGTTAGATCACAATATAATGGCTATAGATGGAGTAAAGGATCGAGAATACGTAGAATTATTTGGAGTTCCAGAAGCTTTAGCTAATACTCCAGAGATTAATACTTGGTTAATCAATGATACTTATGAAAAAAATCTTGAGTTAGAATATACTCAAGCAATAAAACGAGGCAGATCAGAACAAGAAGCAACTGCCTATTCTAAGAAAGTAGCAAATAAAGGAAGACAAGAAGCAAGAAATTTATTAAGAGAAGTAAAACAAAAGAGAGGCTATTAAAAAAACCCCAACAGATTTCATAAAGAATTCTGTTGGGGTTTTTTTGTTTACGCTGCTATCTTCTTTTTAGGTTGGACATGTTTATTGACACGCTTCTTATCAGCATTAGATATCTGCTGGCTGAGAGGACGAGTGCCCCAAAAGAATTGATGGACATGTTTAACAGTGTTAGCCATCTTCTGTCTTTCAGTATCAAAGTGACGTAATGAATTTCTAATCTCACCAGCCACTGGATTATCCCAATCAAATGCAAACTCATCAAAATCTGGATGCCAGGTGCTAACAGCTGGCTGTCTAGACTTATGTAATGCCATGCCTTCATCAGTAAGAAGTCTTTTCCATATCATATCTGATTGTTTTATCTTACTATACTGACTCCATTTCTTTTTACCAAGCCTTCTAGGAATTCTTTCAGCAATTCTCTCACCAGAGTTACTTAACTCAAAGGTAAGAGCATCTTCAACAAAACTTGTATGACCTTTTTGTGCCTTCATCATTTGCAAAAATACTTTATTAAGTTCATTCGCATGCATCTCTGCTTCAAATGGTTGGACAAGTAAGCCATCAAATATATGTAGGGCTGTGTTTCCATTACGTTTGCCTATAGCATTGTTTGGATTTTCTAATTGGGCAAGCCAAGCTTCATAACTTGTTATACCTTTATCGGTAAGTTTCCTTTTATGGACATTAACCAAATGCCTGTTCATATTTATATTATCATTCGCATGATTAAGCATTACAGTTATTTGTGTTGCAGCTTTTAAGAAACCTTGAGGACCAAAGAAAGGATTGAAAGTTGCTTTCATTACACCAGAAGTTGTTCTAGCCATGCCTTTCTTACCACCCTTTCCTTTCCTTCTGTTTGCTGCAGCAGCAGCTCTTCCCGGAAAGTATTGAAAGTTAACGGTTCTACCTTTAGCTCTGTCTACCTCATATTCTATTCCACCTAGGTTAATAAAGTATCCAGCCAATGTAGGTATTCGTAAAGCAAATCCTTGGCTAGCAGCCTCAGTTGCTGTTGCAGAAAGAGTGGAAGCAAAGTCTTTAATCGCTGCGAACTGTTGGTTTACAGCTTCAGCTGCAATTATTCCTAATGGATCAATAAAATGTTTATCAATATCAATTCCATTATCTACCATTGCTTGACGCATTTCTATGCCTTCTTTAGTCATAAATAATTCATCAACAAAATTACGAACAGCTTCACCAATCCTTGCTGCACCTGCACCATATCCAAAAATCATCACAGGTTTTTTAATAAACTTCCTTCCAAGCGGAGAGTCAAAGTCTCTTAAGATTTTCAAAGCATCTTTAAACTTGACACTTCCGAATCCCTTGCCATCACCAGAAGCTCCATGAGCTCTATTCATTATAGTCTTAGCTGCTTCACTAGCAGAAGTTTCTATTAATCCCGGCAATCCCACATCATATATATCTACAGGTTTAAGGTCACCCTTGCCCCATAAGCGTCTCATCATATTCTTCATACGATCATTGACTTGATTATAAGCATCTAAATAAATAGCAAGTTCAGCTCTTTGTCCCGGATCTAAACCATCAAACTCACCTTCTCTTACAAGTCTTTCAAGCTCATCATAATTTTTAGCCCAATGTGCATGCGTCTTAGGATCAAATAAATTGGCAGCCCACCCAGTCTTTAAATCTCCAGCTTGAACTGAAGAGTGAGCCATACCATTAGTTAAACCATCAATCTCTGTGTAGAAACCAGTTGTATAAACGCCCTTGCTATTAGGGTTTTGTAATTCTGTATTAAATGCAACTGCTTCTAGCATTGAAGCAATAGATCCCCAGCCTTCATGTTCTGCAGCAATTTCTATCATTCGTCTTGCATCTGCTTGGGACCATTCAGCAACTTGAGCATCAAACATATCAGCAGCTGTAAGTAAATCCATTTTATCAAAGCTAAATCGTTTCATGATTCCAGCCTTCAAAGATATAACTTCTATAGGGTCATTTAACTTATAAGCATGAGGTTCAAATGAACTTATCGTAGACCTGATTAACTTACTACCTTGATAATTTCCAACGGTTTGAGAAACATTAAGTCTAGTATTTAATCCAAAGAAATAATCATAGAAAAACTCTACACCTGCATTATCTGTTATAAATTGAACAGCATCATTAAAACTATTGTCTTTAATACCATCACTAAAGTCTTGAAAACTTACTCTTTCTCCAGCTTCATCAAGCTCTATCTCTCCTTGTCTATTTCTAGAATAAACCTTACCGGGACGAAAACCATATATACCTACATTACCTTCACCATCTCCTTTCATATTTTGAAAGGCAGGACCATCAAGCAAACTCATTAAAGTTTGTTGATAAGCTGTAAGAGCTTCCTGTGAGTCTAATCTTCTTCCAAACTCTGTACTAAACTTCTTTAGCTCTGCTGCAATTACTTTAATAAACTCAGCCATAAGAGGATTGATTGTTACTGGTGTATTTCTAGCAACAGTAAGCATCTCATCCATCTCACTAGTATCGCCTATATCTACATCTTTACCTTCAGCAGTTTGTTTGTTCTTTAATTTTCTAACAACAGCATTATTTCTATTCGTTCTATTATATCTTACTGTTCTCCTTGAGTTTTTCATTACAGCAGCCATCAAAGGCTCAAGTCTGTTTGCAATTTCCAAACCTCTTTCTGTTAAAGTTACACCAGTATATTCTAGAACTCTTCCTGTTGTTGGGTGTGTTGCATAAGTACCATCTGGTAATTGTTTAGGTGAAGTTGTTACTTCAAATAATTTTTCATCAGCCATGTATTTAAAATCAGGATCTGCTTTGGATGCGTCTTCAAATTTAAATGCATCTCCAACTATAGCTTTTGCAAGGGCTCCTGCTATTGCTTGGTCTTCTGCAGAAGCTCCTTCCCATCTCATATTAGTTAGGATTACTTCACCTATAGCACGGTCATCAGCAACATTCATCATAAGCTTTTGCTCATTTCTAGCAACAGCTTGCTCCGTTGTCTCGGCTCTTTGTTCTGCAGTTAATTCACCAGCATCATCATCTTCTTTATTTTGTTCATAACGAACTAACTTTCTTTTTGCATAGTCCATTACTGATAACAACATGAAATCAGAATAAGCTCTTGCAGCATTCGGATTCATTTCCGCTATGCTTCCATAGTTAGCCATATATTTGAAGAGAAATTCTCTTGCATTTATTCTATTAATATCAGGGTTGTTTTCTATAACCCTATCTACAAATCTTTCCATAGCTTGTGGATTCATTCTAGGTTCGTTGCCTAAGAATGTTTGTCGTAAAGAATAGAAAACCTTTTCTGCCATCTGTTCTAATCCATCTATAAATCTAGGATGATCGTCTTGATGAGCAAGTGTCGTAGCTGTATTAGCAAGACTTCCTAAAGCACCAGCAATAATATTTTCTTCAGTATTGAAGTTCTTGTTTTCTTCCCAGATTCTATTAGCTTCTTCCTCTGTTGCTCCATATTGTTTAAGACGATACTTTACATTTTCTTCTACACCTCTTGCAGCTTCAGCAAGTTTAGGAGCACTTGTATAATCTGGATACGTTTCTCTAGCTAGCTGCTCTAATCTTGTAGGCGTTCTATATAAAGTAGGTGCACGTTCTGTACTATATTTAACACCTTCTTTATCATCACTATATCCTTGGTCATCATATAAATAGTATCTATCATTATCCATTGTCCTAGTTCTTTGACCAAGATATCTAGCATATTCCTCTCTAAGAGCTGGATTGTTTAGCATATCTAAAAGAGTTACCCCTTTAAGTCTAGCAAAATCTAATGCCATTTCATCTTCCACTTCTGGTGGAAGAGCTGGAGGAGTTTCTAAACCATAAGCAGCTGCTTCATTAGGAAACAAAGTTTCTATCATCTCTGGAGGATAATTAACCTGAGCCTGTCCAATAGATGCTCTTGCTGGCAGAGATTCCTGTGATACATTTTCATTGACAACATCAGTCCAAATGGATTCACCCTCTTTAAAGGCTTCATTTACTGCTTGCTCTTCCATGTCTCCTACATTAAGAGAGTTAACCAAAGTCATCATACGTTTTGTTGCTGGATGATTTTGATTTAACTTGGAGCCTTGTCTTCCTTGTACTGCCCCTCTAAGTCCTATAGCCATTTATAACTCCTTTCTATAATGGAAATGTAATAGACGGCATTGAGTTTCTCAATGCATCTTTTAATTCAATTCCTTTTCTATTCGATCCAAGATTATATTCTTTGGCAGCTCTTAACTTACCCCAAAAAGGAATCTCTTTTGATAAATAAAGCTTTGCCATCTCTTCATTACCTGATAGATAATTGAAAAAGATTTTAGATAGTTGTTCACCATGAGCCCAAGTTGGACCAAGTAAATCTTCAATACCATGACCTGTTCTCTTAAGAATGTTATCCATTCTGCTTTCATTCCATCTCTTACTCATATCATATAAGGGACTGACAGCTGCTAAAAGTTTTTCAGGTGTACCAATAAGTCCTGATGAAGTAATACCACGTTGGATATATCCTTTAGGAGTTATCCAACCCGGAGCACCATCATACCTCCATTCATCTTTAAGCATTTGGCTTAAGAATCCTAATGCTAACATTGAAACTGCAACTGCAACTGCATTATATTTAGCAGACGGATCTGCACCTTTAATTCTTCTCCAGATTTTAGGAAGAAGATGTGCAGTAAAGACGGACATGAAACCATTGTATTGAGTAAAGACTCTATACGCTGGATTAGAATACCAAACAGGTCGGTTCATTGCTGTTGGATGAGCAATAGCATTATCTACCCAGCTCATTCTAGCAATGTCCATTGTTCTCATGAACTTAGGATTTCTTTTAATCATCTCTTCGTATATAGCTTCAGTGCTTGCACCTCGTCCAAGATGGTCTTTAGCTAATTTAACCATAACAGAATAATCAAAAGCAGCTGTATCAGGATCAATGTTAAGCTCTCTCATTCTTTCAAAAGCATCTACGAATAAACCAGTGCTTCTACTATCATGACCGGGAGGAAACATTGCAATTATTTCTAAGTCACCAAAGATTGCATCATTGGCTAGAGCAAGACGAGCTACTCTTGTAGCATCTGTATAAACTTTCAAAAGATTAACAGTAAAGAATGCTTTCATTACTGCTTCTTTAATCTTAGATGTTTTATATACAGCTTCATCAATACCTACCTGACCAATTGCACCGTGAGCACCAGTGTCATAACCATACCTATAGAAATCTGTGAGATTTCTAAGATACTGTTCACGAGTTACACCTGACTTAGGATTAATATATGACCAGTTGTTTGCAGCCTCCATCCTAAGTTTATAAGACATTTCAGTCACACCTTTCTCAATAAGAGGCATTATCTTTTTGTCTTGGGTAGCTCCAAGCAGAACAATTGCTGCCTCTGGTGCTGAAGCTAAAGCTGACAAATCAAGATGACCAAAAGTATTAAAGAATGTAATATGACCTATCATTCTTTCCATTCTTTTGCTACTTAATCTACGATAGTCACCACGACTAGCTGCAACATAATCTCTAAACTGAGAAGCAATGCGTGGATCCCAATCATCACCCATTTCATCTTTAATTATTTTTAATAATTGATTAAACTTGGTTCCATTTTTACCAAGATATCTTCTATCAACTGCATAGTTAACTTGCTCTTGAATATTTTCCATTAGTCTTTGGAACGGGTCATTCTCTAAGAACTTTGAATCACTACCAAAAGTTTTTTCAAGAATTCCTTTAGTTGTTTTCAAAGACCTTGATGGAAAGTTCATAAAACCTAACTGTGCAACTTGACTTACATCATATCCTGCTGGACCATTCTCAATCATGTCATAAAAATCTTTTGCTTCTTGCTCACTCCAACCATTGTCTCTTAGAGTTTGCAAAAACTCATCTTTATTATTAAGAACTTCGTCTTTCTTTAAGCGTCTACTATTTTGAAACCATTGTGGTAGTTTCTTTGGACCAGTCCCTTGAAGAAGACCTGAAACTGCATCATAAAGCCTATCAGTTATACCATTACTATCTGTATCTTGACCACCTATATCTTGTCTTAGGTTCTCAAGCTCTTTAGCATAAGGTTTAAACTTAGCACTTACTTCATCAACACTTTTACCAGAAGCTCTTTCATTTAGATACTCAACAAAAAATTCATTTGCCTCTTGTCTTGTCCTTCCAGTATATAAACGGTCTGATACTTGTACTCCAACACCAAGCAGGTGATAAAGTCTATCTCGAAACATTCTTGTTTCTGCCATTAAACCAGCTTGTAATATTCTTTTCTGCTCAAATATATCTACGCCTTCCATAGCAGAAAGCTTTCCACCACCGACTAAAGTTTGTGCAATTAGAAAAGCTCTCTTGCCTTTCTCAGAAATTAGTTTACTATTGAGTACTTTATTTTCCCAATACTTAGGACCAGACTGTGTAAATCTTTTAGGAAACTCTTTTATTGTTTGATAAATAGATTTAAGTCCACCTCTCCATTTAGATTTATCTGCAATGTCTCCCTTCTCATACTCTTCATCCATCTCAGTATTGACTTCATTCAACTTACGTTGCTGTCTAGTATCTACTCTTATAGGGTCAGTATTGCCAACCATTTCATCAAAGTTGTCTTCTACATTTCCAGCCATCCAGTTATCAGCTATCTGTGCATCATTTCTTAATTTTCTTTGTAAACTTTTAAACGATCCTACTTCACTAGTAACAGTTGATGTTCCTCTAATTGCACCACCAAGCATAAAACCACCTGCTGCAGCATTAGCCATAAGCCTCATGTATTCATCATGATTATATCGAGGTCTGATGTCTTCATCTGTACCATAAATACCAGCTAAGTAACCAATACTTTCTTGTCCAATCTCAGTTACACTTTCTATACCAGCACCTAATAAAAATCCTTTGCCTGTTTGTTTTGCAAGAGTTGCTTTACTCATTTGCAGTGAAGCAATTTGAGATAAGTCTGCTATAGCCCCCATAGTTATATTGCCAGTTGTATCTGTCACTTTTTTTCTAGCAACTTCTATAGTTACATTATTTTTCTTAGCATATAGTTGAGCCATCTCTTCTAAAGCATCTTTCTTTAATGTTTGTCCAACAGACATTAGTCCCTTTAGTCCAAGTCTATCAAGTGCAGTCATTCCTACTCCGCCAGCAAAAGCAAGACCAGCGTTTCTTTGGTCCATGCCACCTTCCATATTTCCGTATGCTTCTCCAGCATACTGCCAGAACATTGGGACTTGCCAAACTAAAGCTGTCCCAAAGACGGCTCCTATAGGTCCAGTAATTGGAGTTGATGCCAATAGAAGAGTGCCAGCGATAGCTGAACTTACCATTCCAAGTATCCATGGCATAGAAACACCAGCCGAAGTTTGTGCCCAGTCAACAAGATCGCCAAGGTTTTTTACTTTTGTAAAATCATTTTTAATCAGAGGCATGTCAGCTAATCTATATCTAGATTCAGCGGCTCTTACCTGACCAACATCAAAAATCTTTTCGCTTCCTCCTACATCTCCAGCCCATGAAATAGCATTGTTCATATTCTCTTTCATCATCTGCCAGCCTTGCGACCAGCCCGGACCATAGTCTGCTCGTGCTTCATTGTCTATAGTTCTACTATAATCTCTGAACCTGACATCATGACCAAAGAAAGGACTAAAAGATTCACCATAAAAATCTTTATATTCTCTTAGTTGTTTTTCATCTATCGCTTTTTCTTTAATACCAACAAATGTTTTCTTTTTGTAATCAATAATCTTATCTCTGGCTTGAGCCCATATGTCATTATCTACATCTCCAGAAACATCATTTTTAAATGCTCTTTGAAAAACACCTATATCATAAAGCTCCTGTTGTTCAGCATTCGTAGGTGTGGCAACGCCCTCATAGACAGCCTTGTTAGCAAAGCTTCTTCCTTGTTCGTTTTCCATACCGCCTAAGTCACGATCCCAATAACCTTTCTCACCAGAACGATAAGGAGTGGTGAATCCACCTTCAGTCCATAGTTGTTCATAAAGGTCTTTATAAAACTCACCGCCCCAACCAGCTCTCTTTAATCCATCAGGAGTAATGTGTTGTACTTCAGGAGCATTCAATCCTTCAAAACGAATAGAGCCTTCTGCATCTGCAACTGTATCTGCATCTATAGTGCGAATTTCTGGTAGCAAAGAAAGTATACTTTGCATTCTTTTTTTAATATCGCTATCTGTAGCCATAAAGCCCTCTTCTAATTATTGAAAGTCAAGTGGGTGGTCTTTAATATATTTTATTATATAGTTGTCTTGTGCTTTCCTAAAGTCTTCATCAGATGTATAGTCACTTCTTTTTATAGCCTGATAAGCAGGATCAAAGTTCATGCCATATCCATCAATATGTCCATCTTTTAACATATCTCCTAGAACAACATTTACAAATTGTGTAAAGTGACCGACTCCTTTATTGTCTGCAATCTCAGCCATCTCTTCAAAGCTCTTTGGTCTATTAGCTTTAAACATTAAGTAGTCTTTATAAAGAAGATGAGTTGCTGTCTGCTCTCCTATAGAGGTTTTTCCATCACTAATTCCTGCAATTTGTTGTATTAATTCACCAAGCCTAACTGTTTCTTTTGTTCCATATTGCAAGCCATGCCATTCAGATTTGTCAAGCTTATCCATATTAACTTTTCTTTCATTTTGTAAATAAGCTCTGCTAGGTGCAATTAAATCTGGATTTATATTTGTATATTGTTCCAACTCAATCTTAGTAAATATTTCTTCTGCATATGTAGCAAGATCTGGAGCTGTTCCATCTTGAAAATGCAATTGCTCTGATACAAACTTCTTCAAAACAGTACCAATAGCATGCATTTGTGTAGCATCTCTAAAGTCTAATACAAATCCTTCAGGAGCAAAATCCTCAATCTTCTCTCGCAATCCTGCCATTTGAGTTTGTACACTTTTGTTTGACAGATTATGAAAATTCTCATGTCCCTTATTCATTTCAAATAAGTCTTTCAAAGCTTTGTCACCAAGTTCAACATTCTTATTCAACCTTTTCTGATTGTCTTCTTTAGCAGCTTTCTCTGCAGCAACTTTATCTTTCATTAATTGAAGAGCAGCTGCTTCTCTGAAGTCTCTCTCTGAATTTAAATTACCACGTATCCAAGCTCTTTCTTCTTCAGCTATTTTCTTGGCTAGCTCAGCCTCAGCTTCAGCAATAGTTTGTGCTTCTAATTTCTCTTCATCGTAATCATCAGCAACTACACCGAATCCTGTGTTCATAGCTGTACTAAAGTCATCACCAAATAACATTGCAGCAAAAGCAATTGCCATAGCTTTTTTAAACCTATCATTAACTGTAGGTTGGTTTGCTAGATCTTCTAGATATGCTTCGGCTGCTGCCTGAGACTCCTCATCAGAAACCTCATCAGCCCATTCAGCAAAATTATTGATAGTTTTAATTGCTTCACCAGAAGGGTCTTCTTCTTGAAGCGTCTTAATAGAATCTAATACAAGACCTTTATTTTCTGCCCAAGGAATGTCATCAAGATTTTTTTTCAGTTCACTTGTATCAGGAACTATCTCTCCTTCTTCATTTTCTATGAAGCCTTCTCCTGCATGTGGATGAGGGTCTGGTCTGCTTTCAAAACCACCTTCGTTCATCATTTCTACAAATAAATCTGGATGGTGATTCCTGATATCCATTAAATCTCTTTCGTCATAATCCTGTCTTATCTTGTCCTGAGCAAGATATATATCATTATCAGATAGCCATACTAAACCAGTATCATTTACAACTGGGTCAGGCTCTGACTGTACTTCAAATTCTTGTGTTTCCTCATTGTAAACAACTTCTTTATTAATAGGAGTAGACTCCCAGTGGTCAGCTGGAGTACCATAAAATTCAGCATTTGTTAAATATCTTCCTTCTATAAAAGAAAAATGTGGAGATAAATCATTTGGACCATCTCCAAAGGCTTCAGCTGGTGGATCTTCTGGATTAAAGGCTGCAGCTGGTGGAGTAGCAATAGAAGAACGAGCAGATTCACGAGCTTCAGAGTAAAAAGGTTCACCTTCTTCATTACGATAATCATCAAAAACAGATGATGGTGTTTTTATTTCTTTCTTTGTTACTATACCATTTGGATCTGTATTTATTTCGGTTTCTGTTATACCATGCAAATCAAAGACTTGTGATATTACTCGTTTGGCTTTATTAGATGAATCATCTTTTGGTTTATTAGATTGCCTTCTTGGTCCGCCACTAGGAGCAGGGTCTGCAACTTTTCTACCTTGGTAATGCGTAGCTCTATTCTGATACATGTTTTCGGCATGTCTGGCTCTAGATAAAGCCATTTTCTCATCCCATGTTAGTTCTGCCATTCCTGTCTCCTATATTCCCATTATTTGTCTAAAAGCATTACCAAAGATACCATTGCTTGAAGGCTTAGCAGTTTCTGTAAATTTAAAATCAAAGGCAGATGGTTCTCTATCTTTGTATTGTGTCTGCCCTTTAAGTTGACCAAGCTGTCCTTTAATTGCAAAGAATCTATCTATAAAACTTATGTCTGGAGTAAAGGTTCTATCTCCTCGATAGTCTTCATGCCAAAACCATTTCTCTGCTTGTTGCATTGGATCAGCTCCTTCAAAGGTTCTAAATTCACCACCTTCAAAAAGCTTGTTCATCTCTTTCATTTCCATTTCAAGCTGAGCTATTTGTTCTTTCTTCATAGCCTTCTTGCTTTCGCCTGCTTGGTCTATCATATCACCTAAAGCTCCAGCCATCTTGTCTCCAAGAGCTTTTTTCTTTTCATAAGGTCTTACAGCACCCGGTGCTCCTAAAGGAGATAGTCTGCCTCTTGCTTGTACGCTATTATATAACGGTGCGTAAACATTTGCCATTATCTAAACCTCCCGATATTTCTATATACTGATGATTGAGATGGTCCTGTTATTCTACGAGAATTACCTGCTCCCGGACTAACCCCCCAAACTGTTTTAGCTTTCTTAGTTACTGGTTTAACCCAGCCAGTACTATAATCATCTCTTACTTTATAAGTAGGTTTTGCAGTCTTTTTTAATTTATCTAAGCCACTTGGTTTTGCTGTTATTTTTTTCTGTACAGCTTTCGGCACTCCCCACAAATCACCTGTTTCATAATAATTTTCTCTTGCAGCAGCTTGTCTAGCAAATTCTTCTTCCCACGTTCCACCACCTGCTGGACCTTGAGGTTTCTTATATTTCAATTCTGCTAAAGCCCATTCATTTAATTGATCTGAATATTTAGCAGCATATTGGTCAGTAGCAACTTTATAACCACCGGGGTAATTATGAGCAAGAATAGTTCGTTCCATATCGTTATAAGGTTGTGAACCACCTCCAAATCTCATACCAAAACCACCACCGCCTCCTCCTCCCGGAAGCATTTCGTTTTCTTCAGCTTCTAAAGCTTTCCATCCCGGTGTCTGTACAAGAGATTTGGCAATTCCATAATTTCCTAAAGGTCCTAACATTACTTACCTCCTTGGTCTGACTCAGTTCGTGTTTGCTTGGCTGCGATATTAGAGAACATCTCTCCAAGTTGTGTCAGCCCTGTATAAGGAGCATCAAGAACATTTTGTGCTTGCTGTTGTTGTGCCTGACCAATCTGTGCCATTTGTCCTGCACCCGTTCCTTGAGCCTGAAGTGCTGCTTGAGTATTGGCAAAATCCATTTGCTGTCTTTGTAAATCTATTTGTCCAAACTTACCAGCTAAATCATTTGCTATAGATTGCTGATTAACAAATTGTCGAGAACCACCAAGTCCTCCCATTCGTCCAGCTGCTGCAGAATTAAGTCCCAGAGCTTGCAAGGCTTCTTGTTGTGCTGCTTGTCTCATTCCTGAGAGATCAGTTTGACCTGCCATACCTGCAAGCTGACCTTCAAGACCTATCTGTGCTTGACCTGCTGCTAAACCAGCTGCTTGACCTTGTGTCTGAGCATCAGTAAATCCAGCAACTTGTCCCAAACTTCCTGCATCATACAGGTTTTGAGCATCCTCTAATATCTTCTTGGCTTGAGCTGCATAAGGCGATGCGTATTGCGTTATGGATGTCATTGTACTATTAGCCATTCGGTGTCTCCTTGATTAATTTTCGCATAGTTGTATACCTTTCAGTCCAACCTGCTTTCTCTAGTTGTTTAACAAATCCTTTACGACCTGTTAACTCTAACATGTCTATAGGTTGTTCTTTCATTTCTTCTTCAAAAATAGCTGCCCATTCTGATAGATCACCATCAGTTTCACCAGCCAGTGTAATTATGTGCAGAGCTCTAAATCCTGCGTATTGGACGACTCTTGTCGAACCTAGTGCCACCCTATTACCATCCTTAAAAACTGCCCATATTTGGTAAATTTGGGGGTTTGAGATACTATCTAGTATAATTTGTGGTGCATTTCGATCACCATCGGAGTATTCTAGTGCTTTTTCTAGTTCTGTTTTAATAAATTGATAATTGAGAAGTAAATTCTCTCCTAATATTCTTTGTATTGTGTACATGTTTATCCTATTTCATCTTTTAATTCTTGTATCAAACTAACTGGACTTGCATTTCCTGATACTGACTCACGCCAACTTTGTCTAGTTGTTAATAAGTCTTGGTATTGTTCAGCAGTAAGAGAAGTAGTAACACCTAACTCTACTTCTTCCCTATGTCTTCTAACCATCCAATCTGTTCTATTCAACGCTCTCTTATGTAACATATTCTCTCCTACATATTTGATGCTGTAACAACTAAACCACCTGTAATGTTAGGGTTATGGTTAACCCCACCATATTTATTACCATTAGAATCACATGCTCTAACTGCAAATCTTATTTTAGATGCAGGATACATAGTTTGTGTAACAGTTCCAACTACAGCAGCAGTTCCATAATCACCTTGTGGTTCTTGTACTTGAGCTATATGAACCCAACTTCCATAAGAACCGCTGGAGTATATACTATAGTAAATAGATATATAATCATCTACTAATCCTTGAGCAGTAACTATGAAAGTAAGAGCAGTTCCACTGTCAGAAGCATTCATACCTCTAGCATTAAAACCAGTAAAATGGTCTTGACCTAAAAATTCAACTCCAGAGCCTGTGTGGTAAGTATTCGCTGCAGCAGTACTAGAAACAGTTAATCCTCCAACTAAAGCCAAAGGAAAATATTTTGTTTGCTCATCATTATTCTCAAAGAGATTTTGATTGCTTATGCGAAACTTGCTAGTAGCCAAAGTCTTTGCAGAGATTACTGTTCCTGTTATATCTTCTGCTGCTACACTATCTGCTACTAATCCTGAAGTATTTATATCTCCAGCAACAATACTATTAGTAGCTATCTGGTCTGATGTAATAGTACCTGTAGCTATTTGAGTGGCTGTAATAGTTCCTGCAGCAATCTGGCTAGCTGTAACTGTATTAGCTGCAATCTCACTAGCTGTAACTGTATTAGCTGCAATCTCACTAGCTGTAACTGCATTAGCTGCAATCTCATTAGCTGTAATTGCATTAGCAGCTACTTTTGCAGTAGTTACTGCATTATCAGATATCTCTGTAGTTGTAATTGCATTGTCAACTAACTTAGCAGTTGTAATTGCATTGTCAGCTATCTTAGCACTTGTTACCGAGCTGTCAATTAATAAATCAGAATTAACATAAGCAGCAACGGAAGTAATAGACCAGCCAGAAGTAATTCCACTAACTGTATATCTCTCTGCAAGCCATATTGCAGTTCCCGGTACAGCAGTACCAGCAGATATTACTGTCCAAGTAACACCATCTCCCGGTTCAGTAGGATTTCCTAAGCTCTTTCTAAATCCACTGGAAGTGGTGTAATATCTTTCAGATGATTCAAATCCAGTTAGTCCTGTTGTACTCTCCCAAAGATAGTCTGTTGGATCGCCTGATTGATATATAGAAGTAGAACTAAAGTAACCCCTATATGGCATTAAGTTTCCAGCAATATTGTAAGGTGAGTATTGAAAATCAGTAGCATCGCTTTGATTAGGTATTGTTCCATTTGTTAAATTACTAAGAGCAGAGGCATAAGCAACATATACTACATTTTCTGAAAGCTCATATTGGTCATCAGTTAGAACAACTGTATCATCTGGATCTTCAACGGCAGCTTCTAACTTTCTTAATCTTTTCTGTAGTTCTGTTTCTGAAATCTT